ACTAGAACGAATATATCAAGAGGGGTTTAATACTGTATATCATAACAACCCTGAAATGTGTACCAACGTACTAAACAAAATAGACAGCTTAATGCACAAAATAAAAACAGCTAGTATTGATGAACTGGTAATGATTGATGCACTAGTTGATAACTACTTTCAAAACAAAGAAGAACATAATAAAAACCAAATAGCAGAATTCACTAAAATAGATTAATATGTACGTAAATATAGAAATAAGAAACACAGACAAAAAAGATTATTATAAGTTTTTAATAAACGGACTAGACTTAGGAACTTGGGAACGTTCAGACCTTAGACACTTAATAGAAACAATAGACAATAAAATATAGACAAAATGAAAACACCAAAACAAATAGTACAATACGCAATAGACAACACACATACAGAAGAACACATAAGCTCTAATTGCTGCGGTGCTTCTCAATGGTTAGAAACAGATTTATGTAGTGAGTGTTTAGAACACGCAGAATTTAATTAAAAACAATTATGAAATTAGAAACAATAAAAGAAGCAGTAAACAAAAAGTTCAATTTAGATATATCATTAAACACAAGGCAAAGAAATTACTCTTATGCTAAAAAGGTATTTAGTAAACTAGCATACGAAAGTGGAGCTACATTTAGAGAGGTGGGCGATGTAATTAAAAAAAGCCACTGTAATATATTGCACCACGTTAATAGCATAGATGTAATAACCCTTGAAGATAAAAGGAAACACGACCAAATAATAAGAGAGCTAGGACTAGTATTATCTAAACCATTTTTTAACCCAGAACAAGAAAAGATAAAAAAAGAAGTTAAGAAAAAAACAACAAATAAAACAATAAAAGAAATACAAGACGTTATAGACATCTTAACAGGCTGGGACATAGAAACAGTAGAAGAATTTAAACAAACACGACTAGACCCCTTTAACGCACTAATAAAGACTAGAGTAAAGCGTAAGACAATACCGGAAATAAAAGGTGCTACACTAAACAAGAAAGTTAAAAACCCTGTACTATGCTAATAACAAACGAGGACAATATGGAACTAATGTCTAGGTATGAAGACAACTACTTTGACCTTGCTATTGTTGACCCACCTTATGGTATTGGAGATTTTAGAAATTCAAAATCAAAAAAACATCATAAAAAAATTGATTGGAATAAAAATATACCATCAAAAGAATATTTTGATGAGTTAAAAAGAGTTAGTAAGAACAAAATTATTTTTGGGGTTAATTATTATGGGAAATACGTTAATGATGTTGGAAGAATTGTACACGATAAAACTGGTGGGGGTAAAAGAAATGCACCTAAAGGATTATCTGATTGCGATTTAGCTTCACATAGTTTTGGTGTAAATATGAAAATATATCACTATACAAGTATTGGTAATGTAATAGGAAACAAAATTGATTGGGAAAATCAAATGCGTTGGCACCCTTGCCAAAAACCAATATCATTATACGAATGGATTTTAATGAATTATGCAAAAGAAGGAGATAAAATTTTAGACACACATTTAGGTTCAGGAAGTATTGCCTTAGCCTGTCACAATTTAGGATTTGACTTAACCGCTTGTGAGCTTGACAAAGATTATTACGAAGCAGCAATAAAAAGAATAGAGCAGCACAAAGCACAAATAAGAATGTTCTAAAAAAATATAATTCTGTTTATATATTAATAAGATTGATTAAACAATTTATTTCAATATGGACAACAGAAAAAACAACGGTGGTGCTAGACAAGGAGCTGGGCGTAAACCAAAGGCAATAGAACAAAAACTAATTGAACGCTTAGATGCTATAATAGATAAAGACGAAGCTATAAGTAAACTGGGGGAATTAGTTGCCAAAGGCGATATGAGAGCCGTACAACTGTATTTAAGCTATCGTTATGGTAAACCTAAGGAAAGTATAGACCTTAACTCTAGTGAGGGCTTAAACATCAATTTTAGAGATTTAATTAAATTCGTTGATTAAAGTAAAAAAGAAATATATGCCTATTGTTGAAAGTGACAGTAGGTATTTTATTGTTAGTGGTGGGCGTGGTTCTGGAAAGTCTTTTTCAGTAAACGCCCTTTTAGTGATGCTAACATACGAACAAGGTCACACGATACTGTTTACACGCTACACGCTAACCTCGGCATATATATCAATCATTCCAGAATTTATTGACAAGCTGGAACAGTTCGGCTCAATAGCAGACTTTCACATTACCAAAGACGAGATACTAAACAAAAAGACTGGCAGTAAGATAATATTCAGGGGAATTAAAACATCAAGCGGCGACCAGACAGCAAACCTTAAATCTTTACAAGGTATTACAACGTGGGTTGTAGATGAAGCAGAGGAACTAGTCGATGAACAAAAGTTTGACACTATTGATTTGTCAGTAAGGCAGCAAGGCAAACCAAACAGAATAATATTAATACTAAACCCAACTACAAAAGAGCATTTTATATATAGACGTTTCTTTGAAGATAGGGGTGTGCAAGAGGGTAGCAATACAGTTAAAGAAAATACAACTTACATACATACAACGTACCAAGACAATATAGACAACTTATCTAAAAGCTATATAGACCAAATAGAGCAAATGAAGATAAGACGACCAGGGAAATACAAACAGCAAATGTTAGGTGCGTGGTTAAACAAAGCAGAAGGAGTTATATTTAACAATTGGAGTGTAGGAGAGTTCAAGCATATAGGCACAAGCGTATGGGGTCAAGATTATGGATTTGCAGCTGACCCAAGTACATTGGTTGAAGTTAATATAGATAGTTCTAACAAACGAATATATTTAAAGGAATGTTTCTACTTACAAAGACTAACAACGTCACAAATAGCACAGCTTAATTTAAAACACGCTAGAGATGGTTTAATCGTTGGAGATAGTGCAGAGCCTAGACTACTAAGCGAAATAAAAGCAAAGGGTTGTAATGTACGTCCAAGCATAAAAGGTCAAGGGAGCGTTACTTATGGTATATCACTATTACAAGACTATGATTTAGTAGTAAGTCCTGATAGCACTAATTTAATTAAAGAACTAAATAACTATAGGTGGTTAGAACGCAAATCAAACACACCAATAGATAAATACAACCATTTAATAGATGCGGTTCGTTACGCAGTAGGCTTTCAACTACAAAACCCAAACAGGGGTAAATATACGGTGTCTTAACCTGTTGAATAAAAAAAAATAAAAAAAAGTTAATTAAATGTTTGTTATTTCAAAAAAAGGTGTATCTTTGTAGTGTCAATAAGACATAACAAAACAAAAAACAAATATTATGATTACAGTAACAGCAAAAGAATTAAGAGTATTACAGTTAATTAAAGAAGACCAAAACGAAGAAGGTCACTCTGACTTCTTATCAACAGACGCACAAACAAAATCATTTGCAGGAGTTGTTTCCTCACTATTTAAAAAGGGTTTAATTTATGATGCTTATGGTAATTGGGACAGAGAGGATTTCAACGGAGAAAAACCTTTTAAAATGTGGTGTATGACATATGAAGCGGTTAATATAGTTGGAAAGCCTGTTTGTTGGGATTAATAAAATTGGGGGGGGGTGTAAAAACCCCCTTTAAAAACAAACAAAATAAATAAATTAACCCTTGCAGAAATGTAGGGGTTTTTTTGTGTCTTATAGTTACTAAAATAAATTAAAAAAGTTTATATATTAATATGAAAGTTAAGTTAAGCATACCAACAACGTTAAATGAAATCACTCTAGGGCAATATCAAGAGTTTGACAAATTAGATTTAACAAAGGAAGCAGAGGTTCAATCTAAGATGATTGAGATATTCTGTAAAGTGCCTGTCGAGGTTGTACGTTCAATGAAAGCAAAAGATATAACAGATATTTGTGTTATCATTAATAATATGTTTGACACAGAGCATCAGCTTATAAATAGGTTTCAAATGAATGGTAAAGACTACGGTTTTATACCAGACTTAGAAAATATGAGTTTTGGCGAATATGTGGACTTAGATACGTTTATAGGCGATAACGACAACTTACATAGAGCTATGAATGTTTTGTATAGACCTATTGATTTAAAGCAAGGGCAAAGATACACGCTTAAAGAGTACGACCCAGACACAAACGAAGACGCTAAGAACTATCCTTTAGATGCTGTGTTCGGTGCTATTGTTTTTTTTTACAATTTAGGCAAGGACTTATCAACAGTTATTCTGAACTCTTCGAGCAAACAGAACGAGGAGAGCTTAGTGCGATTTCTAGCTTCACAACAAAATGGGGATGGTACAATTCAATCTATGCAATCGCTGACGGAGATATTACGAGATTTGAAAATATCACTAAACTAAACGTACACGAATGTTTGACGTATTTAACATATACAAAAGAGAAAAACGAAATAGAAGCAAGAAATATTAAAAGCAAATTCAAATGAGTTACACAGGAATAAGAGGTTATTATTTATTAACGCAAACCATTAAAGACGCCTTACTAGGTGATATAAATGTAAACACAGTTACAGAGGGCGATTTATTTGATGTTGATTTATCTAAGCAATCTATATTTCCTTTATCTCATTTGATTATAAATACAGTTACAGCACAAGAAAGCGTTTTAAGGTTTAACATATCTATTTTATCAATGGATATAGTTGATGAGAGTAAAGAGCCTACAACGGATATATTTATAGGAAACAATAATGAACAAGACGTACTTAATACACAACTAGCTGTATTAAATAAGTTAGTGCAAGTTTTAAGACGTGGCGATTTATATAGTGACAAATACCAGCTTGATGGTGATGCAAGTCTTGAGCCATTTGTGGATAGGTTTGAAAATAAAGTAGCTGGTTGGACTGCAACGTTTGACGTACTAGTAAATAACGACATTACAATATGTTAGCAGACAAAGCTTTACAAGAAGAATTAAATAAGTTCGCTAAGTACGTTATACAGCAGAGCCGAAGTAACCTATCTAAAAGCGATAAGAACGACACTAAGGCACTTTATAACAGTTTAGGCTATGATATAGAGCTAACAACAAAAGGAGCTGAACTAGGCTTTAGTATGGAGCAATACGGAGAGTTTCAAGACAAAGGGGTTCGTGGTAAATCATCAAGTGCAAAAGCTCCCAACAGTCCGTTTAGGTTTGGCAGTGGCACAGGGCGTAAAGGCGGTTTAACCGAAGCAATGCAAAGCTATGTTAAAAGGCGTAGAATACAATTTAAAGACAGAAAGACAGGACGATTTTTAAGCTATCAAAGTACAGCGTTTTTAATTGCTAGAAGTATATATCAAAAAGGAATTAAGCCTAGTTTATTTTTTACTAAGCCATTTGTAGCAGCGTTTAAAAGACTGCCAGATGATTTAATTGAAGCCTATTCGCTAGGACTAGAAAAAGATTTAATAAAATTAACAAAACGATAAAATGGCAAAAATTAATGTAAGAAGTCCATACTATGTATATTATAATTTAAGCAAGTTAGAAAGTGCAACTTTAAAACTTTGGATATATACAGGAACGCAAACAACTTCAAGACCTGTAACCCCAACTTATGTATTAAGTGCATCTGCGGTAAACTTTACTGTAAATTTTGAAATAGCAGAACTTGTAAGAGATTATATGACTTACAATGCAGACGATTACGAAACTGAAATTGTATGGGTTGATTATCAAATAACTAGAACCGCTAGTGGCGTAAGTGGAAATTTACCTTTAGTTGAAAACAAAGCGTTTTACGGTTACGGATATTTTCAAGAGGGTATTAATCCTCAAAACGATAGTGGACTATTACAGTCTAATTTAACAGTCGTTAAACTAGATGACGCACCAGTTGTTTTACCTGTTGATACAAGCAAGGTTAGTACTGTGCAATACTATTCAGAAAACCAAGAAGTTTACGAGAAGAATTTTGTGCCGACAACCGCTTCATCAACTCAAATACAATACGTTTCAAATACTGTAAACGGAACTGACGAATTTGCAGATAGAGTTTATAGGGACGGTGGTACTTTTGAGAACAGTATATGTTTACACAAATTCTTAGAAACTAATGTTACGTTTCCTGTTGATACTATTTACATTAATTCAACTGATGGTGTTTCAGTTGTTAAAGTAGAAAATATAACAGAGTGTAAATATGAGCCTTATAAATTAAGTTTTATAAACAAGTTTGGAGCGTTGCAAAATATATGGTTTTTTAAGCGAAGCAATAAACAACTATCAACTAAAGCAGAGGACTTTAAAAGAAACACACTTGTAGCAAATAGTTATGATGTAGATAAGCACCAACAGAAAAACCTATACAAAATGGGTAACGAAAAAATGGACTTAAATACAGGCTTTTATCCAGAAGCATATAATGAAGTGTTTAAGCAAATGCAATTAAGTGAAGACTGTTGGATTGAAATAGATAACGTTGTTTTGCCTGTTAATGTAAGTGATAGCAGCTTTAGTTATAAAACAAGTCTAAACGATAAGCTGATTAATTACACTATAAAAATAGACTTTGCTTTTGATACTATAAACAATATTCGATAAATGCAGATAATAGACTTATATATTAGAGATGGTAATAAATATACTAGTGAGGGATATTTCCCTACACAAACAAGACTTGTAGATACTTCAACAGATTTCACAACAGGTAATTTTAAAGTAGGTCAATTAATTAAAAATTTGAGTTCTGGCACTATTGGTTCTATAACTGCAATTGCACCAGGCGGAAACGTTAATACACTAGATATTGACGGTGGAGTTTTCCCAAACCTAGCTGGACAACCTTACCAAATTTACGATGACTATACAAAACTAGAATTATTCAAAGACGAAAGTGTATCAATTACAGATACTATTCAAAACGTAAAAGACCCAGCTAAGATATTTGCACCGTTTAGCCAACAATTTAGCGTTCCTGCGTCTAAGCATAATAATAAATTTTTTAAGCATTATTACGATAGTGAAATTCAAAATAGTTTTGATGCTAGATTTCAAGGTGACGGTCTTATTCAATTAAATGGCGTAAACTATAAAATAGGTAAACTACGATTAACTTCGGTTGATTTAAAAAACAACGTAGCCTATTCTTACAAATTAGTATTCACTGGTGAAACAGTTGAGTTTAAACAAATACTAGCAGAGAATGAATTAAGTTCTTTAATATATCCAGAAAGTTTAAATTTTGAATATACAAGCGATTTTGTTAAAAGTAAATTACAGGGAAGTGCAGAGGGTGACGATGTAATATTCCCACTAATAACGCATAGTAAAAATATGCGATTTAATTATGCCAACAATGGTGGGTATAAAGACGCTATAACAGGAACGAAATTAAATTATGCAGATTTAAAACCAGCGTTAAAAACTAAGGTTATAATTGATGCGATACAAACTACATATCCGCAAATTGTATTTAGTCAGCAGTTTTTTAATACTACGGTTTTTAAAAAGCTATATATGTGGATTCACAGAGAAGAGGGTTATTTATCTAATGCAGATGAGGGTGGGAGTACTCAACAAATAAGCAGTAAATTTTATACAACGTTTCAAGGGACATCAGCAGTTAATTATGATTTTGTTAGCGGTGATGAATTAAGGCCAGCAAGGTGTTTTCATACTAGTAGTGGTATTTTTGCTCAAAAATATGGTTATATATTTACTTTAAATGTAACAGTGCCAAACCAAGCGACAACTTACAACGTTCAAATGTTAAGAGCTTCGGATAACTCTACTTTATTTGATATTGACGGAACTGGAAACCAAACTTTTACATATGAGTTTACAAGAGATAATTATGGTGAAAATGATATTGATATTTTTATAAATATAAATGGCGAAAATACTTTAGGTTTAAGTCAAACATTAACAGTTCAAAAAGGTTATAGAGTTCTTAATTCTAATTTTCAAGTTACAGATACTGGTAATTACCAAAGATTAGCTCCAAGCTCTGTAAATACTATTATTATAGCTAACCAAATGCCTAAAATGAAAATATTTGATTTTCTTAAAAATATCTTTACTATGTTTAATTTAACTGCATATAAAGAGGACGGTATTATAACGGTATTGCCTTTAGATGATTACTATAACGCTGGTAAAGTTTACGATATAACTGAATATGTAGATACAACCAAGTCTAAAATTTCAAAATTATTGCAGTTTAAAAATATGATATTTAACTTTAAAAGCAAAAAGTCTTATTTAGTTCAATATGCAGAGGAGTTGCAAGGCAATATATTTGCTCACGAAAGTTATGGTAATGACGAATGGGACGGAGGCGATTATAAGGTTGAAGTTGATTTTGAGAAAATGATGTATGAAAGATTAACAGACGAACAAACAGGTCTATTAACAACAATCGTTCAGGGTGCTATGTTAGATAAAAAGTTTGAGCCAACAATAGGTTCGCCTTTATTATTTTATTGTTTTAGCACAACAACAGTTTATCCAATAGCATTTGAAAACCCAGACGGTACAGATGTTGCGATAAACCCTTATTTAAGACCATCTAATTCTATTTCAAATATTACAACAGGTTCTATAAGTCAAACGTTAAATTTTGGTATTGAAGTTGATGAATACACACTCGGCACTGGTAGTTCAGCACAGCAAAACCAGTCAAATGATTTATTTACTAAGTATTATAGAAATTACGTAGCTAATCTATTTGCTAGGAATTCAAGAAAAACTAATGTATCTGCTTACTTACCATTAAATATAATTTTAAAATATAGATTAAATGACATATTTATTATAGGAACAACAGAATACAGAATAAACTCTATAAAGACAAATCTACTAACAAATAAAAGCGACTTAGAATTATATAACTTAAACGTTAATACTTCGCAAAGTTTAAACGGACAAAGTCAAACTTTACAAAGAGTTGAGAATTTAGAAACAACAAGCAAAACAAGTAGTACAATAGACTTTACATATAATTCTATTACAGACACAAATCTTCTAAGGTACGAAATTTATGTAGATGATATTTATAATGGTTTTACTAACCCTGGTTCTTTTGGTTCTACTGTTTCAGCTTTAGATAGTGATACAACTTACAAAATATCTGTAAGAGCAATTTACGATGTTGATGGCGAAGAGGCCGGAGCATTTGACACAGATTTATTTGAAACAACATTATGATAAAATTAATAATAGAAAGTTTAAAGTACGCAAACGGAGAAACCGAAAATTTGCGAATAGCACAAGGTAAATACAAATTACCTACAACAATTAAAGAGGGTTACAAGGCTTTAAAACAAGAATTAAAATGGCAATAGAAAAAACAATTAATTTAAACGTAGATAGCAAAGGTGCTGTTAAGGGGGTTAATGATTTAGAAAAAAGTATTGATGGAGTAAACAAAGAAGTCAAGGAAACAAGTAAATCCACACAAGCAATGAGTGGAACTCTTGACAAAGCTACTGGGGGTGCAGTTTCTAAGTTTACAGCTTTTAAGGGTGCTGTTGGTAGCTTAACTACTGGATTTAAGTCTTTAAGAGTTGCCATTATAGGTACGGGAATTGGTGCTTTATTAATAGCCATTACAGCTTTAGGACAAGCGTTTACAAGAAGTGAAGAGGGACAAAATAAATTTTCTAAAATACTAGGGGTTATAGGTAGCGTTACAGGAAACCTTTTAGATTTATTAGCTGACTTAGGCGAGGGTATAATATCTGTATTTGAAAACCCTAAACAAGCCCTTATAGACTTTAAAAATTTAATAGTTGAAAACATAACTAATAGATTTGAAGCAATTATAGACACTTTAGGTTTTTTAGGAAGTGCTTTTAAGAAAGTGTTTAGTGGCGATTTTTCAGGTGCTTTAGAGGACGCTAAAAAAGCTGGTAGTAGTTATATTGATAGCATTACTGGAGTAAAAAATTCAATAGATAAAGCTACTGAAAGTGTCAAAAATTTTACTAAAGAAATTGTTGATGATGCAAATGCAGCAGCGAAAATTGCAGACCAAAGAGCAGCAGCAGAAAAGAAAGCAAGAGATTTAATAGTAGAAAGAGCAGAAGCGGAAAGAAAAATAGCTGAACTAAGAGAAAAGGCGGTTAATAAAGATAAATTCACAGCACAGGAAAGAATTAAATTTTTAGAAGAAGCTGGTCGAGTAAGTGATGAGCTAGCGGCAAAAGAGGTTGAGGTAGCTAAGCTTAGATTAGAAGCTAAGCAAACTGAAAACGCATTAACTAAAAGCAATAAGGACGATTTAAACGAAGCCGCACAATTAGAAGCTAGTGTTATACAGTTAGAAACTCAAAGACTTAATTTACAAAAAAGATTAAGCACTGAATTATTAACGTCAAGACGTGAAGAAGCGGCAGCAAATAAGGCACGTGTTGATGAGGAAAACAAAAGAAACGAAGAAGCGGCAGCAAAAGAAGAAAAACGCTTAACTGACATTGAAAAAATACAAGAAGCGTATAGACAAAAACAAAAAGACAAAGACGCTAAAACTGAACTTGAAAAAATAAATCTTGAAGAAGAACGAAAACTTGCAGAGCTTGATAGACTAGGTGCAACTGAAGAACAGAAACAAAGTATAATTGATTTTTATAATGGTAAAAGATTAGACAATAAAATAGCTCTTGATAAAGCAGAGGTTGAAATTGATAAAAATACAGCTAAGGCAAAACAAGAAAATTTAGCTAAAGTAGGAAATGCGTTAAGTTCGTTTTCTGAAATTGCAGGTAAGGAAACCGCAGCAGGTAAGGCTTTAGCTATCGCATCTACATTAATACAAACCTATCAATCGGCACAAAGTTCTTATGCGAGTTTAGCTGGTATTCCTGTTGTAGGTCCAGCTTTAGGTGCGGCTGCAGCTGGTGCCGCTGTATTCGCTGGTATGAAGCAAATACAAAACATTAAGAAAACTAAAGTCCCAAAAGGTGGCGGTGGCGGTGGTGCTTCAGCTGGGGGTGCTTCGGTTGGTGCTGCTCCAGCTCCTCCAAGTTTTAATGTAGTTGGTGCAAGTGAAACAAGCGTATTAGCTGATACAGTTGCAGAACAAACAAACGAGCCTATTCAGGCTTATGTAGTATCTAATGACGTAACAACAGCACAAAGTTTAGAAAACAATATAGTTGAGGGAGCGACAATATAAAAAACAAAAATAAATAAATTTAATTATATATTATTATGAGAATAGTCGAATTAATATTAGACGAAGAAAGCGAGCTAGGAATTGAAGCTATAAGCGTAGTTGAAAACCCAGCTATTGAAGAAGATTTTGTCGCTTTAAAAAGCCAAGAATTTAAACTTGCTGAAATAGACGGAGAGCGTAGAATATTAATGGGTGCTTTATTAATACCTAACAAGCCTATTTATAGACGTAATGGCGAAGATGAGTACTATATATATTTTTCAAAAGATACTGTCTTGAAAGCTAGTCAAATGTATTTAATGAATAGCAAACAAAACAACTCAACACTTGAACATCAACACCAATTAGAGGGTTTAAGTTTAGTAGAAAGTTGGATAGTTGAAGATAAGGTACACGATAAAAGCGTTAAGTACGGAATGGATTTACCATTAGGAACTTGGGTTGGTGCGGTTAAAGTGAACAACGATGAGATTTGGAACGAGTTTGTGAAGAAGGGCGTGGTTCGTGGTTTCAGTATAGAGGGATATTTCGCTGACAAAATGGAACGCCCAAACGATGCAACAATAAAAGACGAACTTGCACAAATAGAAGAAGAAGAAGCTGAATACTTACTAGGCGAAATAAAAGCTATTATTAAAAACGATAAGCGTGTTAAGGGTGGTAAGAAAATGGTTTTAGAAAGCTATTCAGACTATCCTAGTTCAGTAAGTAACAACGCTAAAAGAGGTTTAAAACTAAACGAAGAAGTTAATAATAAATGTGCTACACAAGTTGGTAAGGTTCGTGCGCAACAATTAGCACAAGGTAAACCAATAAGCAAAGAAACGATAAAAAGAATGTACTCTTATTTATCAAGGGCAGAAGCGTATTACAAGCCAGAAGATACAGAAGCGTGTGGAACTATCTCTTTTTTATTATGGGGTGGAAAATCGGCTAAAACTTGGGCGGAAGCTAAACTTAAACAACTAGAAAATGATTAAGTGGTCTAAGTATTTTACGCCAAGCAAAACAAGTCCTAGAAACGGTCGTAGGGGTTGCTTGTGTAGAGATAGAGATGCGTATTCTATTGAATGCTGTAATGGGGATATAATAGCACAAGGTATAGGGGAAATGTCTAAAAACGAAAACTTTATACTTTTAGAAAACGGAGATTTTTTATTACAAGAAAATAATTATAAAATAGAACGATAATGGCAAACGCAAAAATAAGTGCATTACCAACAGCAACAGAATTACAAGGCAGTGAATTAATTGCAACCGTTCAAAACGGAGATACTAAACAAACAACCGTATCTAAATTTAAAAACTATTTTGTATCTACTGACATAACCGCAGAAGCTGGTGTTGATGTAGATTTAAACCAGTCTATTTATGACGATACTTTTATGTTTAAAATTTCTTGGACAGGCGGCAATGGAACGGCTGTTTATACATTACCAGATGCAGTAGCACACGCAAACAGAAAAATAAGGTTTATATCTGACAGTAGTTTTTCATCGTCAGACCATTTTGATATTACACCAGCATCAGGCCAAAACTTAGACGGCAGTTCAAATCCTTATAGAATAAACAAAGACTATGAGGGTATAGCTATCTGGAGTGACGGCGTCGAATGGTTCATAATTCAGAAAAAAGCATAACGAAAATACAAATTAAATTAATCTAAATTATATATAAGTATGAAATCAAACAACGTGATAGAAAAAATCAAAGACGTTCTAAACTTAAACGAAGAAGTTAAGCTAGAACAGGCAAAACTAGATAACGGTACAGTCATTGAGGCTGATGCGTTTGAAAGTGGAAACGAAGTTTTTATCGTTACAGAAGATGAGAAAGTTGCTTTGCCTATTGGCGAGTACGCATTAGAAGACGGTAAAATATTAGTAGTTGCTGAAGAGGGTCTTATTTCTGAAATCAAAGATGCAGAAGCCGAAGAAGAAACCGAAGAAGAGGTTGAAGAGGTTGAAGCAAAAGAAGAAGAAAAAGAAGAAATGGGTTATGCTACTAAAGAAGAACTAGCAGAGGTTAAAGATATGATTGAAGAAATCAAAGCAATGCTAGAACCAAAAGAGGATTTAAGTGCTGATGACTTAGGCAACCTTTTAACAGAAGAATTAGCTAAACACGAAAAAGTCGAGCTTAACGAAATTCCTGTTGAAGTACAAGCCGAATTAAATGAGCCAAGTGCCGAGCCTATTGTATCAAATCCAGAAGTACATAAAACTATCTCGAAATTTAGTGTTTCTAAAAACAGAAAAAGCACTACTATTGACCGAGTAATGTCAAGACTAAATAATTAATAACAACTAAAAACTAAATAAAATGAGTGTATCATTAACAACAACTTATGCAGGAGAATTTAGTGGCAAGTATATCGCTGCTGCTTTACTATCTGCTGACACTTTGGATAAAGGTTTAATTACCGTAATGCCAAATGTAAAATTCAAATCTGTTATTCAGAAAGCATCAACAGATGACATCGTAAAAGATGCAACTTGCGACTTTCAAACAGATGCTGGAACGCTAACTTTAACAGAAGCTATCCTACAACCAGAAGAATTTCAAGTAAATCTTGACATTTGTAAAAAGACATTGCATTCTTCGTGGGAAGCCGAGCAAATGGGATATTCTGCTTTTGACAACTTAGCACCAAACTTTGCTGATTTCGTATTAGCTCACGTTGCTGCAAAAGTAGCTGACAGAACAGAAAAAAATATCTGGTCTGGTTCAACTGCAACTAGTGGACAGTTTGACGGTTTTGGAACTTTATTAGATGCTGACGGAGATTTACCAGCTGGACAAGATTTAACAGGTGCTGCTATTACAGCCGCTAACGTTATTACTGAACTAGGAGCTGTGGCAGATGCAATTCCTACTGCTGTTTATGGTTCAGAAGATTTATATATCTATGCAGCTTCTGACGTAATTAGAGCTTACACAAGAGCTTTAGGTGGTTTCCAATCTGGTGGCGAGGGTGCTAACGGTTACGAAAACAAAGGAAACAATCAATCTTTAGGTTCTTTATTCTTTGACGGAATTCCTGTTGTGCCAGCAAGAGGTGCTGCTAACGGAACTATTATCGCTGCTGAAAAATCAAACTTATTCTTTGGAACTGGTCTATTAAATGACTTAAATGAAGTACGAGTGATTGATATGGCAGAGAATGACGGTTCTCAAAATGTACGTGTAGTAATGAGATTTACTGCTGGAGTTCAGTACGCGCAAGTTACTGACATCGTTTACAGAAAAACTGTATAATAATTAACTAATCAAATTTAAAAGGGTGGGTAAAATTGCCTACCCTTTTTTATTAAAAAAACTATAAAAATATGGGATGCTTAATAACTAGCGGTCGTAAAGTACCTTGTAAATCAGCAGTAGGTGGAATTAAAACTATCTACTTTGCGGATTACGGAACTTTAGGGGATGCGACAATCGTAGCTGGAGAGATTACAGGAGTTTCAGGAACTCCAACGTGGTTTCAGTTTGATGTAAAAGGTAACAGTTCAATGGAAACTGCTATCACTTCAAGCCGAGAAAACGGAACGACTTTCTATGATACTACACTTAATATGACTTTGACATTTCAAGACAAAGCTACACAGGAAGAACTTAAATTAATCGCTCACGCACGTCCACATTTGGCGGTAGAGGATTACAACGGAAATTTCTTTTTAGTAGGGCTTGAAAATGGTGGCGATGTAAACGGTGGGACTATCGTTACAGGAGCTGCAATGGGAGATTTAACAGGATATACATTAACGGTGAACGCACAAGAAACTGCACCGCCTTACTTTGTAACATCAACTGTAATTACTGACGATGCTTCAGCGGTTCAAATTGACCCGACTGCATAATTAATACTTTTACTTGTAAAATGGGGTTATCTTAACGGATAGCCCTTTTTTTATACCTACACAATACAAAATATTTGTTTTTTATTTATATATTAATATGAAGTTAATTTACACAAGCGGAAATAAAACCTTTAAAATAATTCCTAGAGAATTTACGGTAGGCACTTTGAACTTAAAATTGACTAGTGAAAGCACAAATAAAAGTATTACGGTTAATGCCACTTCTGTAATTGACGGTAATTATATTTCGTTTGATGCTGTTTTCGGCACTTTAAGTGAAAGCGATTTTTATATTTTAGAGGTTAGTTATTTAAACAATATAATTTATAAAGATAAGATTTTTTGCACAGACCAAGCTATTAACCAAAGTAATGATGAATATTACAGCGTTAATAAAAACCAATATATAAGTGAAGAAAGTTCGGATAACGAATTTATAATAATATAAATATGAACGATTTAAGAATAGTAAATTTAAGTACTTACACAACTCCAGAAATTGTTGAGAAATCAAACAAAGAGTGGGTGTCTTATGGTGCTGATAATAATTACTTCAAGTATTTAATTGACCGTTACAACGGTAGCCCAACAAATAACGCTATTATTAACGGTATTAGCGAGATGATTTACGGACGTGGACTAGATGCTTTAAACTCAAATAAAAAGCCAGAGCAGTACGCTAAAATGATTTCTTTGTTTCATAAAGATATGGTTCGCAAATTATGCTATGACCTTAAACTTATGGGTCAATGTGCTATGCAAGTTATTTACAGCAAAGACCGTAAAACTATTGCACAAGTTGAACACATACCAGTAGAAAATTTAAGAGCTGAAAAATGTAACGAAAACGGTAAAATTGAAGCGTATTATTACGCTGATGATTGGTCTAAAGTTAAGAACGTAGGTCACACGACTAGAATTCCAGCTTTTGGTTGTAGTTCTGAAAATATTGAGATTATATATGTAAAGCCTTACAGAGCTGGATATAAATATTATTCAAGTCCAGATTATGCTGGTGGTTTACAATACGCCGAACTAGAACAAGAAATAAGCAACTATCATTTAAACAATATACTGAATGGTTTAGCACCCAGTATGTTAATCAATTTTAACAATGGTACTCCAAACGCTGAAGAACGCCAAGCATTAGAAAATCGTATATATCAAAAATTTAGCGGTTCTAGTAATGCTGGTAAATTTATTTTAGCATTTAATGACAATCCAGAAAGTGCTGCAACTATTGAACCAATACAATTAAGCGAAGCACATCAACAATATCAATTTTTAAGTGATGAAAGTTCTAAAAAAGTAATGGTAGCACATAGAGTGGTTTCACCTATGCTTTTAGGAATTAAAGACAATAGTGGACTAGGTAATAATGCAGAAGAATTATCGACTGCTTCTACTTTAATGGATAATACCGTTATAAGACCATTTCAGATGCTTTTAATAGATGCTTTTGATAGTATATTAGCGTACAATCAGATGAGCCTTAAATTGTACTTTAAAACGCTTCAACCGTTAGAATTTACAGACTTAGAAAACGTTGAAGATGCCGAAACAAGAGAAGAAGAAACAGGGATTAAACTTAGTCAAGATTTACCTGATGAATTGGGAAGTGATATTGCTGATGAATTAATCGACTTAGGAGAGAGTGAAGAAGAACTACTAGCTGAATATGATTTAGTAGATGAAAGCGAGGTTGATTATGAATTAAACGATGAGCTTGACGAAGTTATAACAGACTTAAACACCGAACCAGACGAAACAACACTATCTAAGATATGGAATTTTGTAAGTACAGGAATTGCAAGACCAAAGTCAAAAAGTACACAAGACGGTAAATCAAAACAAGATAGTCAAAAAGGCGTACAGTTTTTAGTGCGTTATAGTTATGCACCACAAAAAGCTGGTTCAAATAGCAGACAATTTTGTTCTAAAATGGTAGGAGCTAAAAAGGTTTACCGCAAAGAGGACATCGTTGCAATGGGAAACAAGGCAGTAAACGCTGGTTTTGGTAAAGGCGGTTCTGATACTTATTCAATATGGTTATATAAAGGTGGTGCAAGATGTAATCATAAATGGTTTAGAAAAACCTATCAAATTAAAGAAGGTAAAAAAAGCCAAATAACAAGCGGTCAAGCTAAAAGTAAAGGTTTTAAAATGCCTAAAAACGCTCAAAAAGTACCAGTAGCACCAAAGGATATGAAGTATAAAGGTTATACTGCTGAATATTGGAATAAAATGAAATTCAAAAACTAAATGGCAACAGCATTATTTATATCAAGAACTGACTTAGTAAGAAATTCCATCTTAGATGGGAATGTTGATACTGATAAGTTTATACAGTTTATAAAACTAGGTCAAGAAATTGACATCCAAAACCTACTAGGAACTGATTTATATAACCGAATAAGTACGGATATTGAAAACAGTACTTTATCTGGTGATTATTTAGCACTTGTAAGCGATTATATACAACCAACCCTTATATGGTTTGCTCAAGTTAATTATATTCCATTTGCAGCATATCAAATTAAGAATGGCGGCGTATTTAAACATTCTAGCGAAACAGCCGAAAACGTAAATAAAAACGAAGTTGACTATTTAGTAGGTAAGGCTAGGGAATATGCAAATTATTATAGCACAAGGTTAGTAGATTATTTATGCTTCAATCAATCTAAGTTTCCAGAATACACAAGCAACACAAATGACGATATTAGCCCTGATACAGATACGGTTTTTAACGGTTGGGTTTTATGAAATATAAAGTAAAGAAAAAAAACTTAAATAAGTTAATGTCTTATTTAAAAAAACAGGACAAACCTTTAGTAAAGGAAAAGACTAAATGATAAATAACGTTTTAAAAGCTAAAACAAGAGAATACACTAGCAGAGGTTTAACGACTGAAAAAATATCAGTTACGTGGCGTCACTATATTAGTGGAATTTCTACATATACTTTGTACGGTACAGGAGCTACAACAGTCTTCCCTTATGCTTATGGCGGTATTGGAGTACCTTTTGATGCTTATTTTAGTCAATTTCAATTGTCATCAATGCCATACTCAACTAGACAGTTCCCAAACGGAAGCTCTTTGACTTTAAGCGTTTATATAGACGGAGTTTTAAAAGGAAGTCAAACAAGTTCATACGGCAATAATGTTAGAGAAGTAGTACTTTTAGATTTTGGTAGGTCAATAGAAATAAACAGAGGTCAAGTGGTAACGCTAAGACTACAAGTGAACGGACAGTGGTGGTATTGTACTAGTACATCAATAATAATAGAGAGATAATGAAAAAGCCAATTTTAGCATTAGTGCCTAGTGCGGAGAAATTTTTGAAAGTTTATTCAGTTTTACCAGTAAATGGTGACGGAGATTTTGAACTAAGAAGAAACGGTGCTGCAAATAGAATAAATAAAGATGGTTTAATTGAGTTTGTTTTAGGTTCAGACAATCCTAGATTAAATTGGAGTGGTGAATGTCCTAGCCTTTTATTAGAGGGTGTATCTACAAATAAACAAATTAGAAGTGAGGAGTTTGACAATGCAGCGTGGACTAAAACAAATATAACAGTTACTGCAAACGATACGATTTCACCAGACGGTACAGAAAGTGCTGATAAAATACAAAGAACAAGTACTGCTGCTAGTTATATATATGATGCTATAAGCATAGGTTATGGTGCTAAGACTTACACTAATTCAATTTTTGTAAAAAAAGGTGAGGGTAGCTTTTTAGCCATTAGAGCAAGAGGCTCTGGTGCGTGGGTAGATTTAAGATTTAATTTTTTAACTAAGCAAATAATTTCTTATACTGCAACTAGTATATTTACTGCAATAAGCTCAAAGGTTGAGGAGTTTGACAATGGTTGGTTTAGAATATACTTTACATATACAACCGACGGTTATAATATACTAACGCACTCTTATAGTCCCAGATTTACACAGGGCGATATTGATGACACAGACGTAAACAACAATGCTAATTGTTTTATTTGGGGGTCACAAGTTGAGGAACAAATATATGGGTCTAGCTACATAAAAACAGAGGGTAGTATAGCTACAAGAAACAAAGAAACTAGAGTATCGACTGGGTTATATGGTGACCCAGAATTTAATAAAAATGAGGGGGTCGCATTTATAGACGTTAAACCTTTTCCAGTCGATGCAAGTGATACAAACGGAAACATAATATCTTTAGTAGGTGGGAGTTATAATCAAATGTTTTTTAGGTTCAGAACAAGCAATGTTTTAGAATTTTATGCTCACGATGCACCAGCAGGTTCGGCAATTTTTGATTATGACTTAGCACACAATGGCGGCAGAATTAAAGCAGCTATAAGGTGGAACAATGGCAATTATTCTATTTTTGCAAACGGACAACTTTTAAACAGTTACTTAAATACTAGTAGATTTTTTAGTGACTTAGAAACATTCCAATTTCAACAATCATATAGCAGTAATGAGTTTGAGGGTGAAGTTTATGAAATACAAGTTTTTGACGAAGCCTTAGATAATAACGAAATGGTAAAATTAACGGAATTATGAAAATAGGCAAATACGAATTTAACGACAAAGAACAAGTTAAAGAAAAAATTGAAGATTTAGGCGTGGACTATGATTTTGAGGGTAACCAATACCCTACACACAATCACACTATTGTTGAGTTGGGAAATATAGTTTTACAAAAAGGTGAATACGAGATTAAAGACGGGGAAATGCAAATGATTAAAGAGCCTATTTTAAGCGATAAGTATCACGTTGATGTTATATGGAGTGACTTAAAAGACCACCCTTGGGGTTGGAAAACTTACAGTTGTGATTTAGACACAGAAGGAATGCACTGTTTTTTTGGACTTTCATATTTAGAATATAAAATAAAATAATAATGGCAAATAATATAAATTGGGGTGAAATATATTGTTACTCACATTGGGGTGACGATAAAAACAAAGCAAGTGTACCAGAGTTTCCAGAATTTTGTGCAATAGAGCAAGGAGTATGCGGCACTCAATATTCATATACTGGTGGAGAAAAATTCCCTACTCTTTTAAACATTAATTTAGGAGCTGGGACTGGAACTGTAACACTTAATTTTAATGCTAAAAACGTGCCAGATAAATTTGAGGTGTGGTTTGACGGTGTTAAAGTTATAGATACTGGTTATAGAGGCCTAGCAACGGAACAGACTAACCTAGATAACGCTTTAGCTTTAAGAGGTTTGCCTAGTGAAACGATAGCTGGAACTGGTACAGGTACTGCTAATTTTAGTAAAACAACAAGCACAGAGGTAGCTTTAGTTAAAGTTTACGCACCATTAGATGGAACTTCGTGGGATATAACATTGGGCTGCCCAGTATAAAATTATGAATATACAAGATTTGAGAATAGCGATATTAAATGCAGTAACCTTTGGGGTTAGTTTTACGCATATAGAAAATGGTTTAAAAATTATATTATTGCTTTTATCCATAGGATATACGGCACAAAAAATATACGAAACGCACAAGAAAAAGAATGACTAAGAATTTTAGCATAAAAGAGTTTGATTGCAAGTGTGGTTGTAAAATGCCTGAAGATGTTTTAGTAAATATAACTAAACTAGCAAACCAATTACAGTACGTTAGAGATTGCGTTGCTATGCCTATAACAATAAATAGTGCTTATAGATGTGAAGCACATAATAAAGCGGTCGGTGGTTCTCCTAACTCTCAACACCTACTAGGCAAAGCTGCTGATATTGTTATTCAAGGACTAGACCCTATTTTAGATACTTACGACTATTTAGATAACCTTATGCTATCAGGCGAAATATTACAAGGCGGTTTAGGAATGTACGAAACATTTACGCATTATGATATAAGAAAAACAAAAGCACGTTGGAATGGGTAAGTATAAAAAAGAAAACGGAACCACAAGGGTAGGCGATGCTTTACGTTGGTTATTAAAGCAAGGCAAAGAAGTTGCACCAGAACTTTTAAAAATAGCTGGCAACGTTACAGGAATAGAAGCACTAGATGTTTTAGCTTCAAAAATAGGAGCAGACGATAAACTAAGCGAAGCAGATAAACAACTTTTATTAGAAGAACTAAACTTCGATAAAATTGAAATGCAAGAAACAACTAAGCGATGGGTTTCGGACAATAATACAGAAAGCTACTTAACACGCAATATAAGACCCCTAACACTTGCTTTTTTAACCGCTACACTGTTTATTTATATTATATTAGATAGTTCATTAGAGAGCTTTAAAATAGACCCTAACTGGATTGATTTACTTTCTTCTTTATTACTTTTGGTTTATGGTGGTTATTTCGGTATGCGTTCTGCAGAGAAGATAACTAAGCATTGGAAAAATAAATAGTTTTTTTCTTGTTTTTTTAAAATAAAATATATAACTTTGGATTTTTTATTAAAACTAGACATTTAGTTAAATGTTTTGTTGCCTTTAAAGGCATAAAAAACAAATACAAAATAAATAGATATAAAAAGTTAAATAAAATATAAGACTTAGGGGAACTAATCAAATGGCAAAAAAAACACAACGTAAAAAATTAATAGAAAAACTAGATAAAATATTTAGTATATATATAAGACGTAGGTTTGCTAAGAATGATATAGCTCAATGTTTTACTTGTGGTAAACAAGACCATTGGAAGAAGCTACAAAACGGACATTTTCAAAGTCGTAAACACTATTCTACTAGGTGGCACGAACATAATTGTCAGGTGCAGTGTGCTGGTTGCAATGTGTTCAGGTATGGCGAACAGTATAAATTTTCTAAAAACTTAGACAACACTTATTATGACGGTTTAGCAGAAGAACTGCATATAGAAGCAAATAAAACTGTAAAGCTAGATAATACAGATTTAGAAATGTTAATAGAAAAATATGAATTGTTAATTAAAGAACTAGATGTTTAATGTATATTTGTAGTGTATTGTTTTTGTTTTAAAATAGGCTAACCAGCCAAATTAAGCCACCTGTAAAAGGGTGGTTTTTTTTGTTTAAAAGTATTTTTTTTTGTTAATTATTTTTTTAATTGAATTATTTGTTTTATATTTGCATAGAACAATTAAAACAATACATTATGAATTTATTTGAAAGATTAAAACCAGAGTACAAAGACAACCTAGAAACAGGTAATACTAAGCACCCAGCTTTAGTTGGATATGCAGTTGACCAATTAGAACTTTACGAATTTGTTAGAGATATGCCTTATGGTTTGGTAACAGACTTAAGGTTTTTATTAGACGTAGATAGTCCTTACGAATTATTTAAAGAGATTTAATATGACTTATATAGAAGATGTTAAAAGGGCGTCAAGTACTGATACAATAGATTATTTAAATGCTAGAATAGAAGCATTAGAAAAAAGAGTAGAATTTTTAGAAGCACAAATAGAAATCAAAAACAATTAATATGAACAAAGAAAAATTAGCAGAGTTATACAAATTCTATAAACTTGAAAAAGACGATGTATTTAAGCATCAACACTATTTAATCATAACCAGAAGCGGAATTGATAAAATACAGGCGGTTGCTAAAATACAAATAAATTACGAAGTAGTAAGGTGCGAACCAAACTTTGCAGTGTTTAAAGCAATAGCACACAAAGGAGCTACAACAATAGAAACTTTTGGTAGTGCCTTAAAAGGCGATAGCTACAAGGACAGTTCAACAAATAGCTGGTACGTTGCTGAAATGGCAGAGAAGCGAGCAATGAGTAGGGCGGTGCTTAAATTAACAGGCTTTTATGAGCAAGGAGTTTTTGGCGAAGATGAAAGCGAAAGTTTTAAAAATAATAATAAATAATAACAATTAAAAACAAGTAAAATTATGAGTGCAATTATCAATTACAGTTTAAGAGTAGATAAGCTCCCTAAGGAGAAATTTATCGCTGGAAAAGACGGTGCGGTTTATGTAAACCTTACAATGTCAGTAAATGACGAAACACGATACGGTAACAACGCATCGATTATGATTAGTCAAACACAAGAAGAACGAGAGGCTAAGAAACCAAGAACTTACATTGGCAACGGTAAGGTCGTTTGGACGGATAATAAAATAACTCTTGCCGAGCGTGAAGAAGCTAAAGAAGTGGTTCAAGAAGCTGAAACAAGCGACTTACCATTTTAACTAAATAGGGCGGTGTAATAACCGCCTTTTTTATTACCTTTACAAAACAATACAATAAAATGACAGAAGAACAAACTACACATAATATGTTAATGGAGTTGATAGCAGAAGAATGTACTATCGACACATCTATTGACATTGAGTACCCACCGACAGCACTAAGTCTAGGAGAAAAAACAATACAGGCTAGGGGTGGCGAAATAACCTATCCTATTGGATTGGCTACCTATGGAAATATAAGCTATATCACAGCACCACCAAAAAGTAAAAAATCGTTCTTTGTTTCATTATTAGCATCAGTTTATTTAAGCGGTGGCAATAACTTTGGTGGCAAACTAAAAGGACATAGAGATAGTAAATGTTTAATTCACTTTGACACAGAGCAAGGTCATTTTCACGCAGCACGATGTTTTAAA